TAGATAAATCAGGAAATTCTTCAGGTGGTACCCATTCTGTCTGGGGCCTAAATATCATCGGCATCTGCATTATTTATCCTTGAGTTTTTTAATTTCTAAATCACAGTAATGTTTTATTTTCTCAAGATCTTCAATACCATTTTTGTTTTTATATCTACAAACATATTTTATTACGTTGCCTTGAAAAAATGATAAATCATTCTTTGATATAAACTCATAAGGTTGAATGCGAAAAGTTTTATAATGATTCCCGCCTATCTGTTTATTTTGTGGAAATGCTTCTTCTAGTAATCCTTTATTTGTCATTAGTGTTTCCTCGTTACGTCTTGTTCTTCATCTTTTGGGTAATATACATCAACGATTGCTTTACATTTAGGACAAGAAAAATTTGTCACTAATTGATAAAAATCATCTTCATCAGATATATCGTGATCACCACCCCATATTAGTTTTGTATTACAGTGCCAACAGTTCATAGTATGTACGCCTTATCTGTGTTTCTTGGTTCAACAATATGTAAACTTTTTTTGGCACGTGTTACACCAACATAAAAAAGTCTATGTGTTTCATCAGGATCATAGTCATAAGATTTTACAGCTGCATTAGATAAGTCTGGTAATATTAAAACATTATCAGCTTCACCACCTTTAGCTGCGTGAATAGTAGACAAACTAATTCTAGGATTTTGATTTATCTTTTCACCTTTTGCTAACATAGTTCTTATGTATCTCTCCTCTGTAATTGATAATTTTTTAAAACTATCAAACCACACATCACTGTTTAACAGACCGTGATTGTTTTTGCAATCATCAATTGTGTATCGTTCATCTGATCGTAAAGTTTTACCAGAATTATATCCTGGTGTAACTGATGGTCCTAAAAACTGATAAATATTTTTAACTTCTAGGTAAGAAAGATCGCCACCTTTTCGCCACTTTTCCCAATTATTAATTGCTATCAATAACTCCAATGATATTGAATTTTTTCCGCGATGTGAAAAATACCATCCTTGTATTTCGCACAAATCTTTTACGTCTTCTAAAAAATAGTTTGCAGAAGATAAAACAAGCCATTGACCACGTGACATATCAACTTGTGTCAGATCCGTATAATATTCTAATATTCCCTCTTCTTCTCTTGGCTTATATTCTTTTTCGTATCTATCGCTAATTTTAGAAATAATTCTTTGTGATAATTCGTGTATAGGTCCACCAGGTATACGGTGTGATTGATCCAATACTTTAATATTATCAACTTCGTTTTTTAATGCAATAAAGTGTGATATATCAGCACCAGCCCACTTAAATATTGCTTGGTCATCATCACCTGCAATATAAGTTTTCTTTGCTTTCTTCCACATTGCCTTAACCATTTGCCATTGTATTAATGATAAATCTTGAGCTTCATCAATAAATAAAACATCTAAACTAGGTGCAAGATCCTTTTCTACAAAATCAATAATCAAATCAGTAAAATCTTTCATACCTCTTTCTTTTTTAAATTTTGTAAGTTCTTGATCAATTAATACTAAAGTATTTCTTTCTACATCTATGTTGTGTACGTTCTTATCGTATTCTTCTAATACAGATATTTTTTTAACTCTAGCATTGTTTATAATTTTTAAGTATTCATTATCTGAATCAAACACACCATCATCCAAAGAATAAAATGCTTTCTTAATTGGTATACCACAAAGTCTACCAAAATCTTTGTAGTCTTGAATTTGCATCATACGATCTTTATTAGCTCCTAGTAATCTAAAAGCCATAGAGTGTAATGTTCTAAAATAATTTAATTCTTTTTTAGGGTCGAGTTGAAATCTTTCTGCAGCTCTTTCAATTGCTTCATTAGCTGCTTTTCTTGTAAAAGAAAAGTATCCTATTTTGTTTGGTGAAATACCACTTGATAAAAAATCATCTACTAGATCTAACAACGTTGTTGTCTTGCCTGTTCCCGGTGGTCCTAATATTATTGTCTTCATATTTCTTTAGTTTCCTTTCTAATATACTATTTTTTGTTTTAAGTTTTTCGTTTTCCTTTGTTAATTCTTCTATCTTTAATCTAAATCTCAAATGCCAATTTGGTGCAATATCTTTGTCATACATTAAAAGTGCTCCTCAACATAAGTTTTCTTACTTGTAGCTGCTTCCAATGGTTTCATAGTTTTTATTTGTATCACTCTTGGTCTAGAGTTTTTTAATTCCATTCTAGGTTCACCTACAAATTCTTTTAGTTGTTTAATTAAATTACCTGTTTTAGTTTTATCAAGTTCCCAATTATTTCTTTTTGCAAAAGAATAAAAGTCAGACATCCTAAAATAAGTGTATTCATTTTGATCATCTGTCCAGGCAGTTTTATTTAAAATATCTTCTTTAGTTCTTGCTTTAGATCTATTAGTAGTAAATTCAAATATTAAAGACGATAACTGTGTAGTGTTATCTAATGATTCTAAAGGTTCATTAGTAATTACATTTTGTATTAAAGGTTTTAAAAATAGTTGTCTCCAATCTTGTGCTTTTACATTTGGTATAATTAAGTTTGCTTGATCTAAACACGCTTTTGCAAATTCTACTGGTGAATATAATTGTTCTGTTGTTAATTCTATTCTTGGACTTTTACTTTCATTACCGATTGTTAAAAACCATTGTGGTGGTTTAGAATTAAATTTTGTTAAACTATGTAACTCTGGCATATGTTCGTCATCAAAACCCACACCATATCTTTTAGTTCTACAGATTGCAGATTTACATACACCATTTATAGGTGGTTCTTTACATCTGTATTTATCATAACCTTTTTTATTTAATGATTTTATTACACCTTGTACTTCTGATGATTTTAAAGGTGGATTCATAAATTTTACATTAGCCTCTTCTAATAAATCTTCCCATTTATCTGGATCTGCTTTTTTAAAAAATACTCCAATATTAAATAATGCATTATTTCTACCACCTTCACCAAAACCTGTTTCTGCTAAAGTATTTAAACAAGGTGGTCCTTGTTCAAACGTTTCTTTTTTCTTAGGTGTTTCTATTTTTACATCTGCAATTTGTTCTTCAGTACAAGAATACTGTTCATACATTGAAAAGAATTTATTTATATCTGCTGCATTACCTTCATCATCAATTGCATATCGTAAACTTTTATCTCCATTGTGGTATGGTAAATTTAAAAAATTACCTATGTCACCACGATCAATCAATATTTCAGTTTGTTTCGGAAATATTTCACAACCTTCTTTATCTAAAACTTTAGAAACTTTTTTTAAATAGTCTTGTATTATCTGTGCACTAGTAAATTCTTTCATAAATAAAAATACGTGTGCACCACCAGATTTAGATCTAAATACAATTAGTGGAAATTTATTTTGTCTTATATTATTAATTAATTCTTTGTGATTTAAATTATAATCATCAATATCTATACAACCCCATTTACATTTATTGTCTTTGTTAATTGGAATAATTCCTAAAGCAGGTTCTTTACCTTGTAGGTGATCTACCCATAATTGTTCTGAAACTTCTTTACGTACAATAAAAGCTTTACCGCCTTGTTTGCCATTCGATCCACGATCCCCTTTTATATATTGACCGTACGCGCTATCTAATCCTTCAAATATATTTCTAAATTTCTCTATCATTTCTATCCTTATTTTTTATGGGGCCCGAAGGCCCCACAACAACTAAAACGGAGTTTTAGCTGACTCTTCTTCACTATGCTTTGTTTGCACGTCACCAGTTTGAATACTTGAAGCAAACTTTTTAGAATCTAAGTAAAGATTTTTATCTTCATTACCTAATATTCTATCTTGAGTTACACTCCAACCATACCAAGAACCTTTATCGTTCTTTTGTAGGTTTGACTTCAATCGGTAAACTACACCATTCATTGGTGGTCTACGATATTGTCCGTTCACTTCTATTTGAACTGACTTCATCATAGAGTTCCACTTCTTACTTACAGTCAATTGTGTTGACTTCATCGTAATCAATGCAGGTGTCATAGCCCCACTCTTTGTTTTTACCATTACAAAGTAAGATGCAGTCTCTTCAAGATAGTTACCGTTTGGTAATCTAATCTTAGATCCTTCTCTTTTACCTGTAGCAATGATTGCAGAGTCTGGTTGATGTACCGCAACTGGTGCACCAGGTCCATCGCCTCTGTCTCTCCATTCTACAAACTCTTTTTTGTAATAGCAGGGTACAACTTCAATACCCTTTTCACCATCATACAACTCGTTAGTGACTGTGTTGTATATCATACCCGATTGAGCACCTTCGATATACTTCGCATCACCTTTAGTTATTTGCGGTGATAGTTGACCTAGTATTCTGATGAATGGCAACTGCATATCATCAGTTGTCATATTCTCAAAACCTTTATCTAGGTCGTCTTTGAACAAGTCTAAAGACTTGTCTTTTCCATTAGCCATCATTTCAGTAGCCATTGTCGTTTCCTCCATTATTATTTCCGAGTTATTTTAGTTTTATCTTTTATAAATAAATTAAAAAGATCAGAGGGCATATCGAGCCCGGACTCGATACGCTCCCTGTAAAGGGCCTTCAATACCATCGGTTCTACTTTTGTCTTAGTAGAAGGTTGATAGCCATTTTCAGCCGCAAGGTCTAGCAAACGCTGCGCCTTGTTATCTTCGCCAACACCAAAACTAACAGCAACCTCATTTTTAATAAGATCACCTAGTTCATTGTCTCGAAGCCATTTATACGCTGACTCTATTTGTTCTTTGTTAACTGTACAGTTATAAGTTTTTGCAACTGTAACTGCACTACCGTCAGCAAGTTTCAATTGTGATAAACCTTGTTCTTGCATAAGTTCAGGTATCACTTGAGAACTAATTCTATCTGATTCATCTTTGAGTTCTTTTAACTCTTTTTCTTTTTCAAGAATTTTATCTTCTAATTTTTTTAGTTTAATACACTGTTCAGAAATATCATTAGAATCTATTTCATCTAATAAATCCTTACTGTCTTCAAACATCATATCTTTTATATCACTCATATTTATCCTTTCTTGTATAAATTAAATTCTAACGGATAGTATCTACTTTCATTTCTATCCCATTTCAACATTTTAAATTGTCCATTTGTAGTATCACTAATTATTGCAGAAGATACCCCAATGATTGCAGGATCTCCAATCAATAAAATGTAATCTTGTGGTCTTACATCTTGTAAACATTTTTTCATTGTTTGAATGTAAGGAGCAGGACTCATATAAATATTATCTAATCTTGGTCTACAAATAACTAAATAACCAAAATCAGATGCTGACAAAATATTTATACTTGGTGCAGGATGCTGCAACACATATACAAAATTTTCATCAGGATTTTCTCTATAAAAAGTTTTAAACTCTTCTAAACTTTTTGGTTTATATAATTCAAAAATTCTGTTTTTCATAAATTTCTATTTCTTGACAACTATATAATTTACACTATATTGTTTGTCAATAGAAAGATAAAAATAAAATTATGGTAGAACATTATAGGTATAAAACTAAACCTTATGAGCATCAACTTGAGGCTTTAGAAAGGTCATATAATAAAACTGCATTTGCATATTTTATGGAAATGGGTACAGGTAAATCTAAAGTATTAGTAGATAATATTTCTATGCTTTATGATAATGGTGAAATAAATGGGGCATTAATTATAGCACCAAAAGGTGTTTATAGAAACTGGATTTCGCAAGAAATACCAAATCATTTAGCTTCACATATTAAACCAATTAGTGTATTATGGGATCCTTCAACTTCAGCCAAAAAACAAAAAGAACTTAACCAAGTATTTAAACCTGGTTTTGATTTACATATTTTAGTTATGAATGTTGAAGCATTCTCAACTAAAAAAGGTGTGGAGTTTGCATCACGATTTTTAAATTGTCATAAAACTATGATGGCAATTGATGAGTCTACTACAATTAAAAATCCTAAAGCACAAAGAACAAAAGCCATTATTGGTTTATCTTCTTATGCAAAATATAGAAGAATACTTACAGGATCACCGGTAACTAAATCACCGTTAGATTTGTATATGCAATGTAATTTTTTAGATCCTGAATTGTTAGGATTTAGTTCTTACTATGCTTTTAGATCAAGATATGCTGAATTGATGAATGCACGATTTGGTGGATTCAGAGTTCAAATTGTTAAACATTATAAAAACTTAGAGGAGTTATCAATGAAGTTAGAACCATTTTCGTACAGAGTATTAAAAGAAGATTGTTTAGATCTACCTGAAAAAATATATCAAAAAAGATATGTTGAGCTTACACCAGAACAAACAAAATTATATGCAACAATGAAACAAATGGCTCTTGCAGAATTAAATGGTAAAAAAGCTACTGCACCACACGTACTAACTCAAATGATGAGATTAAATCAAATTATATGTGGTCACTTCAAAGATGATAATGATGAAGTACAAGAAGTTAAAAGTAATCGTGTAAAAGATTTATTATCAATACTAGATGAAACAGAAGGTAAAGCAATTATTTGGGCTAACTATATTTATGATGTAGAACAAATACAAAAAGCTATTGCAAAAGAATTTGGTGAAAAATCTGTTGTTACTTATTATGGTAAAACTCATACTGATGATAGACAAGAAGCTATTGAAAGATTTCAAAATGATGATGAGTGTAGATTTTTTATAGGTAATCCACAAACAGGTGGTTATGGTATTACACTTACTGCAGCTAATACAGTTATCTATTATTCAAATGGATATGATCTTGAGAAAAGATTACAATCAGAAGACAGAGCACATCGTATTGGACAGAAGAAATCTGTAACATATATCGATATGATAGCTGAAAAAACAGTTGATGAAAAAATTGTAAAAGCTTTGAGAAAGAAAATAGATATTGCATCTGAAGTCCTTGGTGAAGAATTAAAAGAATGGATCTAAACTAAATCGACTGCTTTACCTATTATAGGTTTATATTTTGTTTTTTTATCCTCATCTTTATAAGCTCTTAAAAATTGTTTACGTGGATTTTCAGATACATAACTACAATGTACCCACCCACTATTAGGTTCACCTGGAACATAGTATTCTAAAATCATTTGATCATAGTCAAGGTTTTTATAAATCCAGTCCGCAACTTCTGCATTGTCTTTACCCATACATTCGAAGTCAGCTGCTTCTGCTTTAGTATGTTGTGAATTAATTGAACTACCTATTTTTAGACATAAGTCTGGACTCCTAAATCCCGAGGTAATGGTTACTGGACCAAAATGATCACGTACCGGCTGCAAAATATTTTCACACAGTAATTTTAATTTTTCTATTTGATTTGCATTAGGATTGTTATCTACACCTAATCGTACAGCAGTATCCGATTTAATTAACTCTTGTAGAGTAAAATTACGGGAAAGGTTCATTTTTTTATTTTATAAAAATTTCCATTAATAGAGACATTGCGACCGTACCCACAGCCGCCAAGAGAACCCAATAGATCTTATCTATCTTACCGCCCAATTTCTCGATGTCATCGTGCATATGTTTTAAATGATTATTTTTTATTTGATATAAATCTTTTTTAACACCGGTAATGTGTCCATATAAAGCTACGATATGTTCTCTAACATTTTTAGGTTGTATGCTCATTGTTATATTCTACCTAACTTATCGAGTAAATCAATCTTTTGTGCAGTAGTTAAATTGTTAAAATTAGCGCCAACTCCTGTTACTGCACCAGGTAATTGAAACTGTCCTGCTTGACCAACTATTTGAGGATCAGGCATTGGTGGTAAACCTATATTTCCTTGTATTTGTTGCATTGTTTCTTCAGCTGCATCAAATGGATTTACAAGTTCTGGTATTACTTCTTCTGTTAAAGGTGTATTAGATAACTTATCTCTTATACTAAATATTGCATCAGCAGCTTGTTCAAAAGGATTTGGTACACCTAATTTATCAGCGTTTTCTTGAAATACTTTTTGTACATCTACAGATATATTTAAAGGTCTAAATATAGCTTCGTTCAATGCACCATAACTTTTCTTACCAACACCTCTATCAATAAATGATTTTGCAAGTTTATCTTCTGATAAATTTAAAAGTTGAGCAGCTTTCATATCTTGATACATATTTCTATTAACACCAAACAAAGCTCTGTTTGCATTAATATATGCATCAACAATTTGTTTAGGTGTAACTGGTCCACCTCTTAAAGTTTCTCTTGTAAATAATTGTCTAGAATTTCTAACTCCTGATTGATATTCAGCTATTTTAAAATCTAATGCTCTTTCAGGATCTACTTTTACAGAACGTAATCCAACAAACCCTGCAAGCTCAGGACCTAATTCATAAGTTTGACCATACTTATCATATTTACCTTTTTGCAATACATCTACAGGTTTGATTGCTAAGTCTAATCTTTTTAATTGTTGATAGTTTAAAGGTGCTTGAGCTTTAACTAAATGACCAAGTGCTTTTTGTAATTTAGTTCCTGGTGCATCTTGTTCGTTAAATACTTGTGATCCTTCTCTAGTTCTTCCACCTCTTACAAATAAATCTGTTAATGCTTCTGTCCATATTGATTCTGATACGAATGGTTGTCCTAATTCTTTAGTTGCATTAATAGTACCAAGTATAAAATCATCCATAATTCCATCTTGATCTTTTTCACCTGCTTCAACTGCATTAATTACATTCTGTAATGGTCTCACCAATGTATCGTATGCGTTTGCGTGACTAACATCTGTATATTTAAAATTACCTTCATCGTCTTTTTGTACAAACAAAGTCGAGTTTTTAGACCACGGTGCAACATATCTTCTTACTGCTTCAAACTCATCTCTTGATACATCATAGATTGCTCTACTTGCTTCCATTGTTGCATAAGGTACAGCTGCAGCTGTGGTAGTTAAACCAAACAATCTTCTATATCCTATTGATGCTAAAGGTCTTACTTCTTTACCATCAACAGTTGTTTTATAATTTATTTCTTGTAATGCACGTCTTACAATATTTGTACTTGTTCTTAATATTTCTGCAGGAAAAGATACAAAGTTTCCAACAGGTAATTTTCTAAGTCCTTTTACAAAATCTGATACATAGTCATAGTTAGGTATATTGTTTCTTACAATACTAGCTGCTTCTTCATCTAATTCTTTTGCTGTTTTTGATATACCATATTTTTCATATGCCTTACCTAAT